GAGTCAAGAAAAGCACAAGAGAAAATCTTTAAAAGCCTAGGATTCGAAGATGTCAAAAGTGCTAAAGAAGGACTTCAACAACTCAAAGAGTGGAAGGACTCACAAAAGAGCGAGGCTGAGAAACAGTCAGAGGCGCTTGCTGCTAAAGAGAAAGAGTTAGAAAATGCTTTATCAGATAAGAAGAGCCTGGAAGCGAAACTATCAGCTCTAACTTTAGGAGTAAATGCCGAATCTGTGGACGATGTCATCACTCTATCTGCTCGCTTGGTATCCGATGAGGTGTCTATTGAGGACGCTATTGGTCAAGTGTTGCAGAAATATCCTCAGTTCGGTCGCACAGAGCAAGCCGAGGAGAAAAAGCCGACATTTTCGGCCGGAGGAAATCCAACGGCTGGAACGAATCAAGAAGATGCCTTTTTGAAGGCTCTCGGACTAAATAATTAACAGGAGAATGATCAATGACAATTAACTACATCACTAAACATGAAGGCACCTTTGAAAAGAAATTGATGCAAGGCGCACTTACAAGTATTTTGGAAACTCCACAAGTAAACTGGTTGGGCGCTAAGTCGTTCGAATTGCCAACTATTTCAGTGACTGGCTACAAAGCGCATACTCGTTCTAAAGGATACAACGCTGGTACAGTTTCAAACGACAAGAAAGTCTACACGCTCGGATTTGACCGTGACGTAGAGTTCTTCGTAGATGCTGCAGACGTTGACGAAACGAACCAAGAGCTTTCGGCTGCTAATGTATCTAACACATTCATCACTGAGCACGCTACTCCAGAAGTCGATGCTTATCGCTTCTCTAAAATTGCTACAGAAGCTATCACAAACAGTCACTTCAAGTCTGAAGATGACCTGTCAGAAGTGAACATCTACACAAAATTGAAAGCTGCCCTTTTGCCAGTTCGTAAATATGGCGCTCAAAACATCGTTATGTATGTTTCTAGCGAGGTTATGGATTTCTTGGAACGTTCTAAAGAGTTCACACGCTCAATCGCTACTACGTCACCTCAAGGGATTGATACTCGTGTCACTTCGCTTGACGGAGTTCAGCTTATCGAAGTTTGGGACGATGCACGCTTCAAGACTAAGTTTGACTTCACTGAAGGCTTTGTTAAGGCTTCAGATGGTAAAAACATTAACTTCTTGATCGTTGCTAAGCCAGCAGTAATTGCCAAGGCTAAATTCAACTCAATCTATCTGTTCGCTCCTGGTCAACACACTGAAGGTGACGGATACTTGTATCAAAACCGTTTGTATCATGACCTTTTCGTCTTGCAATCAAAACAAGATGGGGTCTATGTTTCTCACAAATCTGCTTAATGAGGAGGTAGGAAATGCGTAAGTACGAAAAAGGGAATCAAGTCTACACCGTGCAAGAAGGCAGCTTGCTTGAAGCTCAGCTATTAGCTGATGGATTTGAAGAAGTGATTGAAGATGGCCAAATCTCAGAGATTTTGGCTACTCATTCGCTTACGGAAATGACTTTAGCAGAGCTGAAAGCTCTTGCGAAAGAGCGAGGGTTTGAGGGCTATTCAAACAAGACCAAAGACGAGCTTTTGGAGGTGCTAAATGGCCAAGTTTAAAGCAAAATTGAACGTATATCTTGCTAAGTCTGACCGTCATTTTGACAAAGGTCAAGAGTACGATCTAGAGCAAGACGAAGCTAATCGAATTAATAGCCTGTTTAATGGGGCTGTTGGTGAAGATTGCCTTGAACTCATTGAAGAGCCTAAGCAAGATCTATTTGAGGTGGGGGCATCCACCTTTTAAGGAGGTGATTAGATGACTTACTTAACGAAAGAGGAGTTCGATAAGCTCGGATTTGAGGTTGAGGGGGACTTTGACAAGCTTTTAAAGCGTGCTGAACTCGCTATCGATGCTTACATCAGGGATTTCTATTCTCTAAACAGCTTTGATAATGACAACAAAGCTCGCAAGAAGGCAGTTAAACGTGCCACGGCTTATCAAGTAGCTTATTTAGATAGTTCTGGGATCATGACGGCAGAGGACAAGCAGTCTATTGCCAGCATGTCAGTAGGGCGGACATCTATAAGCTATCGCTCAGGCTCTCAGAATGGCTCAGGTTCGCTTTCTTTGGGTGAAAGGTATAATTTATCAAGAGACGCTGAAAACTGGCTCAGAATGGCTGGATTTGGCTCAGCGAGGGTTGATTATGATAGATAAACGAATGCTAACTGATTCAGTGACTATCAAGAAGCCCGTTGGTGAGGACGATTGGGGGAAAGAGGCTTACTCTGAACCCCTTTTATTATCTCCTTGCAAGTTCGATAGATCCTTTTCTCATTCTGGCTCAGGTAATCATCGTAGCGAGTCCAATTCCTCGACTGTGATTGTCTATAACAAATACTGCCCTGTGAAGCTCGACAAGAGTTTTGTGGGAGGTGTTGTTGAAGAGGATGGCGCCAGCTACGTTGTCAAGAACATCATCCCTCAATATCATCCTCTAACCAAGAAGCTACTGGCTTATGAAATCGAGGTGATTTGATGGGTGGCGTTAATGTGAAGATAGACCTTTCAGGAGTTGAGAAGAAAGTATCTCCAGAGAATTTCGCTAAAGGGAAGTTAGCTATTGCTAACCAGATGCTGATGGACATGGAGCGATTTGTCCCAAAACGAAGAGGAGACCTACGTTCTAGTGGACATGTTCAACAAGATTCGATTGTCTATGCGACGCCTTACGCTCGATTGCTTTACTATGGCAAGAAGCGGAAAGGTTTCTTTTCAGAAAAACAAAGAAGATTCTTCTTTGCAAATAAAGATAATTTGCTGAGCCAAAAACCAACACCTGGAACAGGTCCAAGGTGGGATAAAAAAGCCGCTGCCTTACACTCTAAGAAGTGGGGCGATGTCGGATTAAAAGCGATGGGATTGAAATGAACCAAAATAATGACTTTGCAGAGGTCTTACTTGAGCACATCAAGGGCATCCAAGAAAAAATCCCGTCTAAACACGGTTATTTAGCTGAGAAAGAAGGGTTAGTAGTATTCCCTCTAGCTGGTGGAGAGGTTGTAGACGAGGACATGGCTGGAACTCAAACAGTCAGCTTGCCTTTTGAAATTGCTATCAAGTCACGAGATCAGGAATTAAACAATAATACATTGTGGCAGATTAACGCTGCCTTATCAAAAATGGACCTAGAATTGCCAAGTAAGAATGGCTCTTACGAGTTCTTAGGTCTGAAAGTCGACAAGCCTTACTTGAATGATTTAGACGAGCAAGGCTTTTATATTTACTTGCTGGACGTAACTGCCAGCCTTGAAATTGAAAGGAATGAATAATGGTTAAAAATAAAAACGTAAAACGTAAACACTACATCGGCCCTTACAAAGAAGCGACTCCGGACACTCCGCCAACTGCGACAGAGTATCTTTGGATTGCTAAGGGGATTAAGAAATCATCGCCAGAAAACAACGAGAAGACAGACGACTTCACAGATTTTGCTGGCGACGGAACACCTGAAGAACAAGTGATCACTAAAACACGAGGGCGCTCATTCGAGGGCGTTCGTGATACAGATGACAAAGCGCAGAATTTTGTGGCAGAAAAAGAAGATGCAGTAGGTGACGAGCTCTTGGTTTGGTACAAGGAAGTTGACGCAACTGAAAAAACTCAATACGAGGGACCAGCTCGTCTTTCTGGTATCGAAATCGGGGACGGTGAAGCGTCTGAGAATGAAAGTATTAAGTTTAAGGTCGTATGGACTCGTAAACCTAAGAAATCAACAGTAGTACCAGGATAATCTAAGGCGTGAATTATCACGCCTTTTTATTTTTGAAAAGAGGAGAAAAACAATGGTCGTAATTAAGAAACTAAGCAATATCATTCCTATTGATTTCGGAGACTTTCAGCTGGAATACATTGCAAATGACAAGGGCGTGAAGGAACTTGATAAGTTTCGTGAAGGCTTAGCAAAGAACTGGAAGAAAATTGAAAAGCTTTCTGACGAGAAAATCGCAGAAAAAGCCAAAGAACTTGTTGAAGATGGTTGGACTCAACTATTCGGAGCGGATGCATTTGAAAAAGTCTATAAATTCGCAGACGAAGATACAACCATCGCATTTAACTATCTGACGCAGACCATTCTTGGGATTCAGAAAGAATACCGAGAGCGCAACTCAGAAGATGCATTCAAGAAATATCTAGGGTGATGCTATGTTAGATATTTCTAGAAAGCTAGTTGATGAGCTTGTTCTAGAAATTGAAGGCAAAGAACAGACTTTCCCTCTGCTCTTATCGTTCGATAGAGTCTTGAAAGTTTTTGAATTATGGAAAGACGATGATATTCCTAAGTTAATGCGCCCATTTTTTGCGTTGCGGATCCTGACGGGTGTTTCTTTTGATTTTTTGAGTTTTGAGGAGGCCTTGGAAGTTGTTCAGGCAATTTTTGAAGAGCACATCCAGACAGGCGAGAAAGAAGACGATGTTGAGTATGACTTGGCAGGCAATGTCATAAAGTCCTCGACAACGTCAGAAACACCACAAAAAAGACTCTACAACGTGAAGCATGACGGAGCTTATATCTTTGCTTCTTTCATGCAAGCTTACAGAATCGACTTAATCGAAGAAATTGGGAAGCTACACTGGAAGAAATTCAATGCTCTAATTGTTGGCTTGCCTGAAGGAACCAAATTTGTAGAAGTCGTGAAGATTCGCTCTTATGAACCACAAAAAGGCGACAGTCAGGAATACATCGATAAGATGCGAGAACTACAAAAAGAGTATCGTCTTCCAGATGATGATTGCGACGAAGAAGATGATGAATATGACTATTACGAGTAGAAAGGAGGCATAAATGGCAGATGGTAAAGTGGTCATTCAAGTTGATATGGATGGCAATAAGGCTCAATCAGGAGTTGCACGGTTAAAAGGCATGGTTGGCGGACTGACAGAAAGCGGTATGCAACTAGGTTCGGTCTTTAAGTCAGTTTTAGGAGCTAACATTGTCAGCGGTGCGTTGATTTCTGGGATTCAATCCCTTGGCAGTGCTATCAAGGGTGTATTTGCTACAGCTCTAGATGAGGGCGCCAAGCTCCAACAATCATTTGGTGGCGTTGATACGCTCTATACGACTGCCGCTGAGTCTGTAAAGCAATATGCGAACGCTGCAGCCTCAGCTGGTATCTCTGCTAATACATACGCAGAGCAAGCTGTTTCTTTCGGTGCCAGCTTGAAGCAAGCGCTCGGTGGTGATGCTGTGAAGGCTGCACAAATGGCAGACAAGGCTATCATGGCCATGGCTGACAACTCAGCTAAAATGGGTACAGATATTGGTTCAATCCAACAAACGTTCCAGGGTTTCGCTAAGCAGAACTATACCATGCTAGATAACTTGAAACTTGGATATGGCGGTACCAAAGAAGAAATGCAACGACTTCTTAAAGATGCCAGCAAACTCGAAAAAGCAATGGGCAAGAAGTTTGATATCAACAACTTTGCGGATATCGTAGAAGCTATTGACCTAGTTCAACAAGAGTTGGGAGTCGCAGGGGTTGCGGCACAAGAAGCGCAAACTACATTCAGTGGTTCGTTTGCAGCAATGAAGGCTTCGGCATCAAACTTCTTGGCAAATTTGACGCTTGGCGAAGATATTGGACCGTCTTTAAAGGCACTTATCTCTAGTACCTCAACATTCCTTTTAGGCAACTTCTTGCCGATGGTTGGAAATATTATGAGACAACTCCCTCAAGCTATCGATACAGCTTTGGCAGAAGCTGGGCCAAGGATTGAACAAGGATTCAAATCGTTGTTTGCTTCGCTCGGAGTTGACGAGGGTGTTTTTGACGTAATCAAGGACACTTTTCGGGATGTTGTTGTGACAATCCAGTCGCTCTTTGAAGAATTGACAAGCGAATCCAATGGGTTTGGCAATGTTATCCAAGGTGTTGGGAATGTCATTCAAACAGTTAACGTCATCATCCAGAATATGGCTATGGCCTTTCAGTTTGCACTAGAAGCCTTCTCTGAAACAGGAGCAATCAAGAACGCCTATCAAGCATTTAAAGATTTGACAGATGCAGCTTTAGATCTTGCTATTAAGTTAGGCGATGCTATTCCTTGGGATATCTTAGGCGCAGCCTCTGGGCACGTCGTGAACGCTATTTCAATGATTGTGAGCTGGATTTCAAAATTAACTCAATCAATTAGTGCAGATGTCTGGAGAGGATTGATTGCAGGGATTGGAGGAGCTCTAGTCGCTTTCAAGGCATTTAATTTCTTGAAGAGCTTTAATCCGTTTGGCTTATTTGCTAAAGGCGCCAAGGAAGGGGCAGACGAAGTTGTAAAAGGTGCAACGAGCTCGAAAAGCGCAATCGCTCAAATATTCAAATCAATCTCAACTCTAATCAAAACAACAGGAACAGCAATCAAAACGGCTGCGACAGGAATTGGTGAAGGCATCAAAATTGCTCTTTCTGGATTGGCTCCGGTCATCCGAGCATTTGGATTGGCTTTGAGAACGGCTGGTATTGGGAACATCCTTGCTCTTGGCGGAGCGATTGGTATTGCAG